AGCTGCACCTCTGGCGTCTTCTGAGCAACTTGAAGCTCACCGAAAGCGGTCAGCGGTTGGCTCACCTTGAACTTGCCTTGCGAGTCTACTGGCACATTCTTAAAATCGCCGCCTTCCGTCTGTCCCACCACAACCGAGCGGGTAAGCGACGATACCATCGCGGGGGCAATGAAAGAATTGACGCCCAGTATCTGTGCGCTGAGAGCCGTCTGCGTGAATTTGGTGTCGAAATAGAAATCAGTCTGCCCGGCACCGGATGTCGTAAACCGATATCTTACATATGGCGTGAATGCGACGCTGGAAAACGTGTTATAACCGTCGCCGTCGGTGTAAGGGATAGACAGTGTTCGCAGGATATCAGAACCGGCTGCGTCCTGCACAAAATCAATCGTGATCGTGCCGGATGCACCGACACTTAATATATCCGTCTGCACCTGAGTGTAGTTGCGAAGGTCCAGAACGCCGCTGTCATATGTCTCGGCATTGCCAAGCAGATCGGTGGTCGAGAAGGCCAGTGACGGCTGTACTTCCACAACCTCGTTGTGGACTTCGCCGGCACTCGTCCTTATTAAGTTGGTGTTCAGATAGTCCTGTGACGCGCCAACCTGGATTCGGCTTGCCGTCATTGTACTACAGTCTCCGATCCCACGATATTGCCGAATTCATCGCGGATGACAGCGCGGGGGGCCGTGAGAGCCGCTGTTATTTGCTGCATCATCGCGCCCGCCTCATCCATGGCACCGTCCATATCTACGCCCTCGCCGTCTGACTTTGCGATGATAGCCTTGGCCAGTTCAACTTGGCGCTGCTTGTCGGCCTCCATCGCCTCAAACTCCATCCGCTCCCGCGCAACCTGCAAATCATATTCCCATTGCGCCTGCATATCCGGCGCCGGCTGTTGCGCGATGAATTCTTTCAATTCCTGCTCCCGCTCTTTTAACGCTAGTTCGCGGTCACGCTGTTCCGCGTCCTTCATGGCCTTCATGCCGTCCATTTCCAGGCGAGATTGTTCAACTTGCGCCTTCTGTGCGGCCATTTGCTGTTCGGCTTGAGTTCGCGCCTGCTCCGCAGCCTGGGCCTCTTGCATGGCCTGTTGCTGCGCCGCCATGGCTTGGTCTTGCCCGCCTTCCTCGTCTTCACCCTCGCCAATCATATCCAAGGCATCTTCAACCTCGCGGCCCATCTTGAATTTACGAACCGAAGTCATCAGGAGCGCCTTCGCCGCCTCAAGCGGTAGGTAGCCCGCAGCCACCGCAGGGCCGGCGTTCTGAATGAACGAGCTGATACCCGTCAACAATTCAGTGATGGCTTTCTGCTCGGATGCCTGATCGCCGGCTATCGTGGCGTCAGTCTCGATGTCAATCCTATATGCCCGTTGCTTATCGTCGCGGAGGATTTCCATCGCCTGTTCCCAGGTCGGCAACGCCATGCCTTCCTCGAACTTGGCGGGGATCGGTTGCCCCTGCGCCTGCATCATCTGAACTTGCATCACTGCGGCTTGCTTCTGTTCCTCGGTCGGCAACTCGACCTCGGTCATAATCTGCATGGTGTCGGGCGAGAAGTTTTCCGCGATGATTTCCGCCGACATGCGGACCAGATCGCGGGCGTACCGCTGAACATCACGCCGCATGTCGTCTAGCCGCATCGTGCCGAACTGCGCCTTTAGTTGCTGCGCCCCCAGTGTTTCCTGGGCGGCTGACGTGCCTCGCATAATGTCGGCAATGCCCGTGATTTCATAGATTGTCGTCTTGATGGCTTCGCGCTGCTGGTAAAGATACGCCAGCACCGACGCCATTTTGTCGATAGGCCAAATCCACACCGCCTTATCGAGACCGCCCGCTTGCATCAGCGGCAGAACATCGGCGGCGGGGATTAGGAAGTTTTCCCCGGCGTCCATAAGATTAGACATCTCGGAAATCGTCGAGTCGTAAATGCCGCGCACCTTACAAGCCCGAACAATGCCGGAAATGCGCTTCGTCATTTCGTCCAGTTCATCAGCTTGGTCGCGGTAGAAGCGGAACGGCTCGACCGGAACGAGGCTATCGGTGTTTTCCGTCGCCATTAACGGGCGAGGGATCGGGAAGAAGTGCGTTAGCCCTAGCGGGTCGTCCTCGGTCTTTAATGGCCGCTCTTTCAGCGACGGCGCAACAAAAATGACCTTCTTCGATTCCTTGTCCCAGATTTCCCATACGATAGCCCGCTTGAATGTGTCCGTAATCGGATCGCCGTCCTTATCCTCCATCCCTGCGGGCGTGTAATCCATTTCAACGTCGCCAAATGTATCGGGGAATTTTTCCTCACCCTCGGCCTTGGTCAGCGTGTGGCGAAACGCAACCCATGTGACTTCCTCCCACGTCCTACCCGGACCATGACGGAAGTCGGACCAGTTGACATGTTGCCAGCATACTTCCTCGCCGGCCTTTTCGTCGTATTCCTGGCCGTCTTCGTCCTCGGCCTTCTTGAAATCACTGTCGTACTTAACGCGGGTCACGCCGCGCCCGGTTAGTTGCTGGTCTTTAATCGCCAGCCGCATGAATCGGTCGAAGTCGTATTCGTCCATCGTGTACGAAAGCGCCCGCTCCATGATATCAGCGACAACTTTACCAAGCGGATCGGCATCACGGTAGCGGCGGCGAACGTCAGGCTTGGGCGACTGGTTATACAGCGCCGGGCAGATTGTCTGAATGTTGCTGTAGAGGATGTTGAAGCGGTTAGAGGCCGAAAAGCGGTTGCCGTTGACGGTGTATGTATTGCCCTTTGACGTGTCGGCCTTTTCGTCCCGGTATCGAGCATTTACGTCTTTGGCTTGGCCGCGCCAATATTCCTCGGTCTTGGATGCGAGTTCGATTTCCATCATCCAACGGGAATAGACGCCTTGCGGCCCTTTGCCGGCGTCTATCGGTGTGTCTAAAGTTCCAGCGGAGGCTTCGGCTTGGTCTGCCATTCGTGGGTTTCCATCAATGGGACACGGCGCCTCTCGACGCTGGTGTTTGTTATTCTACACAGTTGTGTGTTGGTTCGCAATACGCTGAAACGAGAAACCCCAGAGCGTGTGCAGCGCTCCGGGGTTTTTGTGTCTTGCCCTGTCGCAAAGGAAATCCACGTGATGATTCTGCACAACTTCGGGATATTCGCAACACCTAATCACGAAATGCGCCACGCCGCTTCACGGCGCCAATCAGGTCGTTGATAGTCATGGTTGACTTACCGCCGATGACGATCTGGGGATTGAATTTCACGATATTCTCTTTCGGGATATATGGCCTACTCATACAGGCATATCTAGCTTCATCCGCCGCGTGGTCTTCGCTGGCTGTGTCTAAGTCCTCTGGCCGGTTCTCGTCATGCTGCAACACGGGAACGGTCCTTATAAAATCCGTACACGTCGAAAAGACGTACATCATCGGGCGCTCGCCATAAGGCTCCCCGAAATCTTCCCCGACCATCCTAGCCCGCATCATATCCCATCCGCCAAGGGCGCCACGAGTGCCAACCCGTTTGTTATCAGCTTTACGCCAATTTATACCCTTCATATTCTCAACAATAGAGGGCCCGCCATCCTGGGAGAAGGCGGCGGGGTCGATAACGCTATAAGCTATTTTCTCCCCCGCGTCCCTTTCAAGTATCCCCTCGCCAACTTTCCCGGCTGTTAATTTCAACCCTGTGTCAGGCTTAACAATGTTTGATATAGGGTCACGCTCACAGCCATACCATTCCCGATAACGAATAATCGCCCCGCGCGGAAGATGTGCGCCACACACGGTTTCAAACCAATCAGGCACAACAGCCCACCAGCCGACTGAAAACGGCTTCGCGCTACCCCAGTCACACGAACGGAATCTAAGCCAATCCTTTGGGACCTCAAACGGCCTGATAACATGCTCCGGCCCCCAACAATCGAAGAAGGCCCCCTCCACAATATCCCAGTCGCCATACAGCCACGCCCGCACCAGTTCCCGGCTACCCGACTGATAGAGCCGTGCGACATAACCAGGGTCGGCCATTAATGTGGGGTTGTCTGATAGTTTTGATGGGATGAAAACCCTCGATTGCCTCACCTTTTCATGAGTGAAGGGGTTTTCCCATTCTTCGGATATAATTTCATAACCCGTCGGGCATGGGTCTATATATCGGGCCTTAACCCATTGATGCCCTGGACCGCCAGGGTTGCCCGTGGCGTGGAATTGACACGGAACACCTGATGAACTTCTAAGCGTGGCCCTAAGTTTATTGATTGGCGTTGGGGTTTTCCAGTTGGTTAATTCTTCAAAGAATAAATCCGTATACGAATGGCCCTGATAATTTTCCGCGTCAGAATCACGCTCAAGGTACTCAAATTTTAGCCGGGCCCCACTGGGGAATACCCACTGCTTTTTCTGGTCCGTGTAGATTGCCCCCATAGGGCCGTAGATTTCCTTGGACCGCTCAATAGCCTCTTTTAAATCCTCCCGTGTCTTACGGAAGAAAACTCCGACCGTAGCGGCGCCGTACTTTTTTTGTTTAAGGGAAAACTTCCCTAGCATGGCGTCTGTTTTGCCGCCGCCGCGTGCGCCACCAAAGAATATTTCGTCTAATGGGCACTGGACTAATGCCTGCTGCGGCTGGCTGAAGGGGGCCCAAGCTATGGGGGTCAGTGTGGCTTGTGGTGCGCCGCCCATTCCTCTGGCTTCATAATCTGGTCAGTAACGTCAGCGTTGACATTAGTGTTCTTGTTTTCCGCCCTATCGACCACCAGTCCGTGTAGTTTCGCTATCCCCATGCTTGCGCTTATCGCAGCGCTTGGCTGGCCTAGTTGGCGGGCCTGCTCCCGGTCCTTCTCAATCTCTGCTGTAAGATTCTCAATCGTTACACCGCATTTATCGGCGTGCTGTGCCTCAAGTTCCGCTAGGGCTTCCTTAACTTCAATAATTTTCAATAGGTTGTTTGCGATTTGGCCCGCTGTTTTTTCTGAATATCCAGCGCGGATCGCGGATTGAAGGCCGTTCCGGCTAACGGCGTATTCCCGCACAAACGCTTGGCGCTTAGGGTTCATGGTCCTCTCCACTCTCCGGGTCTCGACCCTGAATAATTCTCGATAACTTAATTCCTAGTTCCGAAAGCATGTCGTCCAGTCCATGCCCTGATTTTCCCCGTCCTACAAAAACCACTTCCCGCAATATCCCGGTATCTTTGTCGTAAGCCAGCGAAACTTTCAAGT